CGGAAGTCAAGATACCTCTCTTTGTCATCAAAGATGATGACCTTGCACTTGCCGTTGTTCTTGTCATAGTTGGGGTCATTTACGACATACACTGGAACTACTGCTTCATAGTTGCTGCGAAGCTTTGTAGCATTTCCAGATGCTGTCTTGTCTGTCTTTCCAGACTCATTGTATATAGCCCACTGCTGAGCTACATAGTTGCACACTTTGCAAGAGCCCTTCTTGTTGTCTCCAATGTCTACCCATGGCGTCTTAGCTGGACACACAATCTTTGTGAGATGCTTCTTTCCAGTCGTAGGGTCTGTCTCCCAAGCTGAATGGACGATACGAGTGACGTGTGGATCTACACGACGCCCATCTTTTGAATTGAATGCAAGAAGACGCACTCTGTAGAACTCGCCTTCTTTGTTTGGCTTCAAGAACATCTCTAAGTTCTTGTTTGGACGAGGCGCTCCAATGATCTCAGGAGACCTTGACAGTGAATTCATGAATTTGCACATAATCTTTTCTTTCTTTACTTATTGGGCCACTACCATAGTGGACAAAATAAATCATATAGTCTTAGACTTGCCTTTTGACTAAATCTTCTTCAAAGTCTTCAAAATAGCTAAGTCTGTCAACTCTATCGGATTGACCATCTTCCTATTCTTAGCTAAGAATGCTTCATTGACTTCAGAGTGGTATATGTCAAAATGCTCATCTAGAAGCTGGAGCTCCTGCTTAGAGAAATAGTCAAGGTGCTTTATGACTTTGTTGAAGCTTGGTATAGCAGCTAACCAGTACACAGATATCTTCCCAGCTGCGACGTATGGTCCGACTTTGTTGTTGTCAATGAGCTCTCGCAAAAAGTCTTTTGTCGTGTATGTCTGCGTCTTGATGCACTCATCTACTATGCTCTTCACAGACATCATAAACCACTTGTATATGTCTTCAAGCTTCTTCTGCTTCTTTATGTGCTTGCAGAACTCGTCTATCAAAGTCGTAGAAGTCAAACAAGCCAGTATGCTGTCTTCTCTAAGCCCCCTAGTTATAACACAGAACCTGAAATATGATTTTATGTCAAAGTTGTTCTTCTTAGCTGCAGCTGCGAATTTGTCAAATTCTTTTTTATTAGCTTTATAGAGTTTCTTGCCAGACACTATCTTGAAAGGCATTGGCATAGCTCTATGTGGATTCTGCCAAGTACGCCACCACTTGAAAGTCTTAGCAGCAAGCTCTCCATCAGATATCGTATTAGAACAACCTGCTTCTCCTCTTGCTGACACTTTTCGCCGGCTTTGCGACTTTGTAGTTGTGCTTCTTGAGCTTCTTTGCATACTATGTGCTCTTTACTACATTCTACACTTTCTTGACAAATATGCCTTTGAACAAGCTTGGACAAAGCCTGAACAAGAATGACACTACGTCAAATGCATTCATTCCATAACTGTCATTGAGCTCTTTCATGAATTTCTCGTCCGAAAGCATCTGCAATATCGCGCTTCTCTTGTGCTAAAGCACTTTCTACTGTTCATGCAACGCAGGCCATCTTCTGCATATCTTGTCATACAAGTCTCTGTCATCAAAGGTCTCAATGAACCTGTCATTTGAATAGAAGAACCGCATTGAAGTCGTGAGTTCGCCATCAGACCTGCTCTCTGCAAATGGCACATCTACTTCATCTTTCTTCTAATGCCTGTGAGTTATCTTCTTTATTGGCTCAGTTACGATGTCTACTACTTTCTAAAGCACTGTAGGCAATGATATGTTCTTACGTCTTGCAGGCTTCTTTGACTTAGACTTGTCTTTACTAGACTAAGTCTTCTTTTTCTTCTTGTCGCTCTAATCTGCACCGCTTTTTTCTTGCTTGCTCTGTCTTCTCATGAATATACTATACACAAGTTGCTCTAGACTTCTTTAGAAAAATGTCATAGACTTCCAAGCGCACTGTCTACTTCAGCTGCAGATGATGAACTGTCCATTATGTCTTTCCTCATTCCAGCTGCGGCAGCGAGAACTCCTGTTATGCCATCATCAGCGTCATCATCATCATCACTCCTCGACTGTGTGTCTTCAAGGACTAGATTGCTCTCGTCTAACGTGAACGCGACAGACTTACCGACCATTCCACCAAGACGGTTCTTCAATATGCGGCCCATTATCATGCCATGCATTCTGTCTTCTTCAGTTCTATACAGCGAAAGCAAGAAGTCTGCTGTGAACGCTATTCCACTTGACTGTGATATGTTCTCCATGCCAGCGTCTGCATTATTCATTCCTTCTCTATTTGTCTGTATAGCACTTATGACTGGCACCTTGAACTCATAGCTTATAGCTCTCAACTTCTCTGATACATCAAGACCATCAATGAACAAGTTGTCACTTTTAATGCTTGACTTCACTAAGTTCAAGTAGTCTACGATCAATACGTCAAATGAATGGCCAGCAAGCTTCAAGCTGTCAAGATAAGCTCGTATGTCATTGCATGTGACTGACTTAGGCGGATACTCTTTTATGAACAAGCTAGCTGTTGGATGGTCTTTGTAGAAGTTCTTGATCTTAGACAAAGAGTCTTCTTGAGTCGCGCCTAATGTGTTTATGTTGTTCTTTGATATGTGAGCGTCAAATCTCTGCGCATACACGTCTTCTGACATCTCAAGTGATATGACTACTACTTTGAGTCCTTGCTCTAAGAAGTTCTTCGCTATGTTTGACAAAAACAATGACTTTCCAAGGCCGGCTTGTGCCATCACTAAATACAAAGATCTGCCATCTTTGAGAAATCCACCATGTGTGTATATGTCAATAGACGGGAAGCCTGTGCTTATCTTTGACTCAGGATTGCTTATGTACTTCCAATGCTCTTCCATCGCATTTGGATCAAAGTACTCCATTCCAAGCTCTGTGTCATTGAAAGTTATCTTCTGCACTTTGTCAAAGTTCTCAAGGCACTTCTCAACTACTTTTGCATATGAGTCTTCATCTTTTCCGAGCATGTCAGCATTGTCATACAATGCGTTGTAGAACGCGTTCTTTCTGATGAACTCTTTCATGTTAGATGACGCAACGTCATCTGGAACTTGCAAGTCAAAAGAGCTTATTTCAGACAATAGCTGATTAACTGCTGCCATGTCAACATGTTCATTCACATACTTCTCTGAATATGCTTTTGCCATAGATGCAAGCGTCTTGCTTCCAGGTGCATGGCCATACTTACCATAGTACTTAACAAGCAGATCTGTAAGCATCGCCATGTTAGGTGTCTTGAAGAACCGCTTGTCAAAAGTACCAGCTAAAATATTCATCCACTTCTTGTCTAAAGTGGCTTTTTTGAATAGCATCTTCTCGATGTCTTCTCTACTGAAATCAATTTCCATTACTTAAATGATACTCATATAGAACATGCTGCACATAAAATGAAAAGGCATGGAATATTCCACGCCTTTCTTCTAGACATGCAAGTCTAAACTTACCAAGAGCCATAGCCATTGTTAGCATAAGGGTTATAAGCATCACGCCTAGGAGAAGCAAGTCTTTTGGACATTTGCTGCTGAGGCCCTTGTATAGGCTGAAAGCCATTCTGGTTGTTTATGCTTCCATTAACTTTAGCTCTACGCTCTATGTCAGAGAGCTGGCTTGTGATGTTCGCGTTCTCAAAAGTTAATTCAGATATCTTTATGAGATACTTGTCATTCTCTTCACGCAAATTTTTGACTTCTGCTTCAAGCTTGTCTGCTTTCTTGCATTTGTCTTCAAGCAAAGACACCTTTTGCCTGAGATCTTCATTTGACTTCTCAAGCTTTGACATCTTATCAGCTGAATTTTGAAGCGACTCAAGCTTGTCAGCGTACTCTGCGACTTTTGCTTCAAGCATTGTCTTCTCTTCTGCGGCTGCAGCTAGAGACTTCTCCATTGCATTAAACTGCTCGAGCTTCTGTGCGTCTTCAGCTGACATGCGTCCATTTCCTACAAGCGAGTTTTCATCAACGTTTGCAAGTATGTCTTGCTTGTCTTCTTGAGTGTCTTGTGCAGTATCTACTGGCTTGTCATCAAACAACTTGTTAGGCTTTATCTTCTTGGACATTATATTAATTCCTCTTTATACTCAAATTTTATTTACTTTCATCTATATTCTACTCATAATTAAAATTTACTGTAAATGATGAAAGCCATAAATCTAATTCATCTAATTTCCAGAAAACTAAATAATTCAAATTATTGTCAATTGCCGTTTGATGCTTCTTCACATCTCTAATAGTCCAAGTATTTATTGCATTTTTATAAAAATCTGTTCCTTTATCTTGCCATTTTTCAAGTGTATGTTGATCATCTTCATTTAATGGATCATACCAATGCCCGCCGTGTGTCCAGTTAAAATTACATTCAATATATAAATCAAGAGATTTTATGTAAAAATCACAGTTAAATGGATAAGATTCAGAATAGTATTGACGGATGACATCATATTGTTTAAATTTCTAACAAAGATGTTCATAAGCATCTTCTTCAGGTTTTGATGTGTTAAATGTACCGTTTTTACGTTTTGTTTCACAACCTTTAGAATTAATTTCTTTAAAATTATACTTAGACTTAATTTCATTTGACTACATAGAATAATCAACACCATAATTTTTCTACATAGTTTGTCTACTTTTTTGTTTTGCATATTCTGTCTAAAATGCATTAGTATCACCACCATGATCGTGAATCCATTGATTAAGTCTGTCTTTCACATAGTCACTTTGCAATATACATGGAACTCCATAATTTTCTATATTAGTTCTTTCTGTTTTAGCTTTTATTTCAGCATCATAATTTGGATTTTCTTGTCTATGTTTATTCTATGTCTATTTTCTTTTATCAAGTATTTCTTCTGTAACATATTGTCCATTATGATTGCTTAATCGAGTCTATACTGATTTTTCTCTATTTGTCCA